CCAAAGCAAAAGACACAATATTCTAGAAAATTAATATTTATTTGTTAATCCATTGAAAAGTTTGATGCTCGGCTCGCTTCGCTCGCTATCGGGTTAGCTTGGGTGCGCGTTTACCAACGTCAGTGGTCGGGGGGCTAACTAGGGAACGTGCGAAGAAGGACTTTAAACTCCAGGGGGGAGCGGATAGTACTGTTAGGTACCGCGCAAGCGCGGGGGCCTTGCAGCGTACGGCGGGGGGCTTAGGACTGGGGGAGTGTCCTGGGTTCTGTGAAAACACAGATATACTCTAACTCTATCAAGACAGAAATAGCACCAGGATTGTTTCCATCAACAGAAGCATGATAGCATTCGAAAAAGGCTTGCTCAGTAGGATTGGTTGAATCATTATGACGGTAGAGGGCATCCCCAACAATGGCCTTCTTTCCAAAGAACCTCTTGGCAGAGAATTTAGCAGTGCGTGTAGAATTGCTAGACATAGTATCCCATGTAAACCCAGCAATCTGGGGACGACGTGTAACAACATCTCTATCTTCAAGAATAGATTCTATATTACCCTTGGTAGCAATTGTATTACCATCATCAGAAACCATTATACCATAATATCCAGGGGAGACATTGGACGTAGAGGTAGGCACAGGTGTCATCTTGCATTTAGCACCAATTACAGTACAGTGGTTAAACCATGCGAACAATTGGTCAGTTCCATGAGGTTGATGCTGAGTGCCAGTTCCTGGAGTAGCGGTGACGTCAGGATCATATATAGAATTAGCACGGAACACATAAACATAGGTACCGTTCGTAGTACCGAGGACCGGTGCAGGGGCATCAAGAATAACTTGCTGACAATAGCGGAGACGAGCCTTGAAAGTCTTGGGGAGACCGGTGAGTGGGAGCCGCCTCTTGGTATATCGACGACGACGGGTGAATCGTCTCTTTTTGAAGGTTCTCTTGGATCGGCGTTTAAAGGCATATTTGCGCTTACGTCCAAATGGCATTTTATTGATCACAAAAGAGAAAATAAATTTAACGAATTCTGACCATTTCTGAGTTGATGTCAACAACTTTCCATATCTTCCACCGATCAGCAGATAGACTAGTTAGTTCAGGTTCTTCGTTGGTAAAAACCCATATAACAGGAGATCGAATCTTCCATTCTTGATGCTTGTATCGCGTGTCGAATAGAGACCCCTTCTTGATTTGTTCTATTGCAGTATAGATCGAGGACATCTTCTTTTGCTCCTGCTTACGTGGGATATCGATGAAAATGATTCCAGGGTCGCGATTCTTGGCATTAGAAAATTTGTTGCATAGGGTGGCGACAAGACGTTCAGCATCGACAATTGTGGGCACATCATAAGCCTTGCCTTTGCAATCGAGGTAGCCAGCTAAAGTAGACTTGCCAATGTTACCTTGGGGGCAGTAGAGGAAGTTAATACTACGGAAATCATTATATTGCATCATAGAGACTTGTAGAAGGTGTTCTTGCCAGGGTAGAAATTTGTCAATCTTGAATTGATCAGGTATGTAAGCCTCTTCAGGATCTTCATCTGTGTCCTTCCAGGGTCCTTCAACTCGTGTTTCTGACTTCATGACATAATTAAAGTTCTTGGCATGATGAACATTTGATGATGTAGGGGCGATTTTGGCTCCAGGTAACAATTCACCCAAATTGCGCTGATGAACACCTATGTGCTTGCGATCAGATGTACGTGCACGTATTTGCCAATGTTCAGTTCCATTAACGGTGCCAGCTTCTTTCTGAAAAACCCATTTAGAGCAATAGCTCCGTAAAGCACCGACGAGGTCGTCAAAGGATGTCTTGTCACACCAAGCTGTTATGTCAAGTCCAGTAATGAGGCCAGGGTCGGATTGGTCACGTTGCCGCTTCGCGGAACGGCACATGGCCGAGGGCGCTCCGCTGTTAATTTCAATCTCGGCCATGTTTAGTATTTTTCTTATATACGATTCCGATAATTGCGATAATTCCGATAATTGACAAAATATTTTTATTGGTCTCAAATGACGCATATGTTACCAAAAACCGAATGTTCGAGAACGTGTTTGGGTCCAAGTAGCCTCGCTTCGCTCGGCAGCCGGCTCCCTACGGTCGCTCCCGCCCTTCGCTCGCTTCGCTCGCTGCGGTTGGGGCAGGGGGGTTAGGGTGCGCGTATAAGTCGGGTTCGGTGTCCGAGTCATCACTAGAGAATTGCTCCGTCTGTTCGATACAATAAAGGTCCCATTCCCATTGAGTGAAGTTATCAGGCTTAGACATTTTAAAACAACATAGATAGAAAATAAATATTTATTTAACTCTGGGGCAATGTTCGTGGTTCAGTGAAAACACAGATATACTCTAACTCTATCAAGACAGAAATAGCACCAGGATTGTTTCCATCAACAGAAGCATGATAGCATTCGAAAAAGGCTTGCTCGGTAGGATTGGTTGCATCATTATGACGGTAGAGAGAATCTCCAACTATGGCTCTCTTACCAAAGAACCGTTTAGCAGAGAATTTAGCAACACGAGTAGAATTGCTAGACATAGCATCCCATGTAAACCCAGCTATCTGTGGACGACGTGTAACAACATCTCTATCTTCAAGAATTGATTCTATATTACCTTTTGTAGCAATTGTATTACCATCATCAGAAACCATTATACCATAATATCCAGGTGAGACATTGGTTACAGAGGTAGGCACAGGTGTCATCTTACATTTAGCACCAATTACAGTACAGTGGTTAAACCATGCGAACAATTGGTCAGTTCCATGAGGTTGATGTTGAGTGCCAGTTCCTGGAGTAGCGGTGACGTCAGGATCATATATAGAATTAGCACGGAACACATAAACGTAGGTACCGTTCGTAGTACCGAGGAGCGGTGCAGGGGCATCAAGAATAACTTGCTGACAATAGCGGAGACGAGCCTTGAATGTCTTGGGGAGACCGGTGAGCGGGAGCCTACGCTTGACGAATCGACGACGGCGGGTGAATCGCCTCTTCTTGAAGGCTCTCTTGCATCGACGCTTAGGTGCATACTTGCGTTTACCGAAGGGCATTTACCCATTGTCAAAAGAAAAAAATAAAAACAGGTATTTTTGAACCATGTTTATTAAATGAGTACCCTAACTCATTAACTCATCAAATCACTTGCGAGTGTAAGTACACTCGCAAGGTTTTGATTCATGGAGTATCACATACGGAGGACATCATGGATCATATTGGCCTTCTGAGCAGCGGCTCTGTCGGGATCCGTAATATTTATGATCGTGTAGATTATGTTCTTCATGTAGAACGGGTTCATCACCTTGCCACGGGAACGATAGTACCCATGGACTTCATCATAGACTTGATCAATGTCGGGGCGAGATATTCCCTTGGAATTGAAGATTTGGAGAACGGAATCGAGACAACTTTGCTTCATCCAGCGCTTCTGCTTCTCCTCCACAGCATTGAGATGATCACTATACACCTTTTGATAGTGCTCCTCCAGCTGTTCCTGACCGATCCAATCGAGACCTAGGACGTATTTGCGATCCTTCATCACATAGCCGAACATGTTGGCATCATAGCATGCCTTGGTGGACAACATCTTGTTTCCCTTGAGCTCAGGGAAGAAAGGCTTGAACCTCCGAACAAAGAGATCCCGGGAATCATTGAGCTTCTTGGAATAGAAGAGGATATGGACATGCTTGACGCCCTTGGACGAGACTTCTTCTGCGATGATGGCTTGGCGAAAGAAATGGGTCTTGCTGAAGCAAAAGAACTGATGGAGGCGAAAGACAATGTCATAATACTTATCCTCAGGGGGTGTGGCCCTGATATGGATGAGGGGCTGGTAGTGTTCCACTTGTTCGTAGAGATGGAGGTTCTCTGCGTACTCCTTAGAGAAATACTCCCGTACGGCATTGAGCTTCTCACTGTCGACTTCGAAGGTGGCATCAGAGTAGGAGAGGCGATTGTTGATTGACATGGTGTGTGGTTTGGTGTGATTGGGTGTGAGCACAGCTTAAGAACAAAAAAATAAAATCGAATCCAAAAAAGATTGAATTACCGGGAATATTCGAGAAAATCTGGATTTATTTGGGTGATTGGGTGACGAATTGAAATCATTAAATCTGGCTCGCTTCGCTCGCTAGCAGGTGGGGTTTGGGCGGGGACTTACCAACGTCAGTGGTCGGGGGGCAGGTCGGGAACGTGCGAAGAAGGACTTTAAACTCCAGGGGGGAGCGGATAGTACTGTTCCTTACCGCGCAAGCGCGGGGGCCTTGCAGCGTACGGCGGGGAGCTTAGGACATGGGGAGAACACGAGGGCCCGTGAACACAACAATGTAATCAATGATAACACGGAACCACAGAGCAGCGGGATCGATTGTGGCATTTCCATATGCCCACATCTCAAAGAAAGCTTGTTCGGTGGGACTTCCAGAGGCTGTACCTTGGAACTCATCACCTCCAACTATATCCTTCTTTCCAAAGAAGCGTTTAGCACTGAACTTAGAGGTCAATGAATGTCTTGCAACAGAATTGAATTCTCCATATTGAGCCTTATGATGCTTGTTGTATTTGAGCTCGAGCATATCGGCAGCAACCAAAGAACTACCAGAGACTACAGTACCAGTTTCAGAAAGCAATATTCCCCAGGTTGAGGGTGATACATCTGCATTATGGGCACCAATAGGTTCGATACGGATCTTGGATCCTACCACTGTAAACTTCTCATATATGTTCATCCATTCATCAAAGCCACGAGGCTGATGGCCTGTGCCTGTAACATCTGGATCATATAGATCGTTAGCCCTAAAGACATAAGATGCAGCAACAGTACCAGGGTTAATAGTGACTTCACATGCATATCTGAGTTTAGC